TCGCACCCGCCGTGCCAGGAATGCCTTGCGGCCCTTGCGCGCCGGTCGTACCGGTGTCACCTTTCGGGCCCTGCGCGCCGGTCGCGCCCGTAGTGCCGGGATCACCTTTCGGTCCAGTTGCGCCGGGCAGGCCATCGGCACCGGGCAACCCTTGCAGTCCCTGCGGTCCCTGCGCACCGGTTGCCCCGGTCGCACCGGGTGCGCCGGGCGCGCCATCGACACCGGGATCGCCTTTCGGCCCCTGCGCGCCGGTCGCGCCGGGTGCGCCGGTTGCGCCTGGTGTGCCGGGATCGCCTTTCGGTCCGGCCGGGCCCATCGGGCCGGGATCACCTTGTGGGCCGGGTGGCCCGGCGCTTCCTCCGGTGCCGCCGGTCGCGTCGCTATCGACCCACAGTTCGATCGTCGGGTTGGCGACGATCGGGTCGTCGGGTCCGACCCAGACTTCGTCGGTGCCGGTGCCGTTCGCTCCTGGCGGGCCTGGCGGTCCAGCGGGCCCGGCGGGGCCTTTGATGCTGCCGATATTGACCCAGGCGGTGCCGTTCCACATCCAGCCGTTGCCGCCCGAGTCGATGACGTAGTCACCATCGACGTGGGGTGGCGGGACCTGGGCATCGGTGGGTGGTCCGGCGCTGGGGATGGTGCCGATGAAGTTGCTGCCGCCACTACTACCGCCGCCGCCTCCATCTTCGAGCGCGGTGATGCGGCGTGACAGATCGAAGAACGCACGGCGTTCCGGGTCGCGGGTGCGCGACTCGAATCCCGAGCGCCCCCCGGTTGTCACGACGCCCGCTCTTGCTCCCTGGCAGCGCGCTCGCGGGCGGCGAACTGAGCGGCGATGGCGTCGAGTTCGGCATCGCTGAGGTCTTTGGCGGGGCGGTTGACGGTGATGTCGAGTTTCTGCGGCTTCAACCCGTCGACGAGTTCCATGTATTTGGCAGCAGCCTGGACGTGGCGGGGATCGTCGGCGTCGGTGCCGGTGCGGTACAGGGTGTCGAGCAGGTTCTGCTTCCGTTCGGGGCTACCGATCGTGGCGAGGTAGTACGTTTCCCATTCGAGCAGGAACAGGCGATCCTTCTTCCAGCGGGTGAGCACGTCGGGGTTGATGAAGTGCTCGCGCGCCCACGCCTCTTGCGTCGCCGGTTCGCGATCGCGCTTGGGGGTGCAGAGCCACTCGATGAACACCTGGCGCTTGAAGTCTTCCTTGTCAGCCACCGCGTGTCATTGTGTCAGACTGCTGCCAGCACGACCGACAATGGGAGGTCCGATGCTTGCTGATATTGCTCACGGTCACGTCGATGGCGCTGACGTGTTCTTTCTGATTGCGGTGATCCTGGCTGTGTTGGCGGCGCTGGCGTATGCCAGCCGCCGTGTCGATGCGTTGCCGTGGGCCCCGGTGTTGCTGTCGTTCGCGGTGGCATGCATCTCGTTCGCGTGGCTGCTCCTGTAACGGCGTTATAGGGGTATCAATCCTCCAATCCATGTGGTACCATGTATCACATGAAGATTGAGACACAGAGCACCACTCAACGGGCTGACCCGCAGGACGTCACCGTGCAGATGAACCTGCGTGTGCCGTACTTCTACCGGGAGCAGATGATCGCCGAAGCACGCAAGCGCGGCATCTCGATCAACCGCCTGCTCGTCAACCTGCTCGTCACGTCGCTGCCGCCCGTCCGATGACCGGCGCTGCGAAGCGCAAAGGTGACATCGCCGAACGCGAAGCCGCCGAGCTACTCGCCGTCCTGCTGGGCGTCCCCGCCCGACACAAGCTGGGAGCCGGGCGACTCGACGACGAAGGCGACATCGACGGTGTGCCAGAGACCGCCGTTCAAGTAGTGAGCCGCAGCAGCGATGTAGTCGCGGTCGGCGTCGTGCGCAAACCGTTGGAGGCAGACGCGCAAGCTGTCAACGGTGGGCTCGCTCATTCGGTGGTGATGCTACGTGTGCGTGGTGGGACGTGGCGGTTCGTGATGACACCGGCTGCGTTCAAGAAGCTGTGGCTGCGGGCGGTCAAGCCGTGAACGATGCGACACCCCTCGGTCACACTTGCTTCATGAAGACGTTGCAGTACTTCGTCGATCATGGCGAGACCCGCAACGAGCGCGAACTGGCACAGATGGCACTCGACCTGTACCGGCTGACACCAACCCATCCACTCGTCGTCCACTACGTCAACGAGTTCACCTTGAAAGCGACAGCATGACCACCAAACGGAACCCACGCATCGACGACATGACTGACGAGGAACTGATGTGCTTCGTGCGGTGGTGTCGCGACAACGACGAGCGCATCACGCAGCTACCTGATCTGTGTCGCCGAGTGTTGAAGGCGTACGCCGGGGTGAGGTCTCAACGTGTCGCTTGACCTGGAAGACATCGAGCCAACGACACGCACCGACTACCGGCGTGCGAACGGCGCACCACAGGTCGTCGTCGACGGCAAGGGTGAACGCTATTCACGCCCGTCGTCGTTCGCCGATCCGCTCGACGACAAGAGCGCGCTGACGAACTGGCGGATCGACCGTGGCTGTCTCGGTGTCGCCGGGGATCGTGCGTTGCAGGCGCGGTGGTGCGCGCTCGATCTGGACGACAAGGGCCAGAACAAGGAGAAGCAGAAGCTGCGTGACGACAGCATCTCTGCGGGCCGTGGCGCGCAGGCGGCTGACATCGGCACGGCGCTGCACGCGATGTCGGTGCGTTGGGAGAACGACGAGAAGTTCTCGCCACCGGAGCCGTACCTGTCGTCGTTGATCGCCTACGAGGCGGCGATGAACGAGTTGGGTCTGCGCACGGAACGCTTCGAGTTCCAGACCGTCAACGTCGAGCATCGTTGCGCCGGGACGGCCGACCGTCTGTACCGGTTGACGATGCCGTTGGTGACGCCGTCCGGGTCGATCATCGAGGCGGGCAGCTTCGTGATCGGCGACGTGAAGACGGGTGCGAAGTTCGAGTACTCGATGCCGTCCTACGCGGTGCAGATGGCGTTGTACGCAGCCGGTCAGTTCTACAACGTCGTCACCGACGAGTTCGAGGAAACGCCGCCGATCAATCAGGAGTGGGGCTTGATCGTCCACATGCCGGTTGACGAGCCGGGGACGTGTCAGTTCCTGTGGTGCGATCTGGAAGTCGGTCGCTACGGGTGCTACATCGTCGATCAGATCAAGTTGTGGCGCAAGAACTGGCGGGCTGGTGAGTTCGAGTTCGCGATCGCGACGCCGAGCGCACCGGAGCCGACGACGATCGGACTAACATCGGTGGACGAGTCGGTCGGTGGGGCGACGGCCCCCGATCCCTTGGCTTCGGCAGAGATTGGTTTGGACGCCGACCGTCTCACTGTTCCGTCAGACGAACAGTTAGAACCCGTCGTGCTGGCACCGATCCCGTTCGACCCACCGACATTCGACGAGTTGACCCTGACAGACGACGAGCCCGCCGTCAGCGTGACAGAAGACGGCGGGCTCGACGAACTCGTCTCGTGGGCGAAACTCCGACTGTCGTATGTTGCCCAGAACGAAGGTGCCACGAAACTTCTGATGCGGCTGTGGCCCGCAGGATTGCCGACGCCGAAACAGGGCGTCAAGACAGTGGATCAGGCGAACGAGATTCTGTCGCTGCTGTCGAAGGTCGAAGCCGACTTCGAGTTGGGCTTCGTAGAAGGTGGACCCCAAACCGTGGGGCCACGATCAACCCGGAAAGGAAAGTAGTCATGCCTGTTGGTTTGAGTGAGATTGGGGGCGGCGGCAAGTCGTGGTCCCCGGAGACGATCGGCGACAAGATCAGCGGTGTCATCCGCCTCGTCGAGCGCCGTCCGCAACGCGAGTTCGGCACCGGTAAGGACTTGACGTGGGACGACGGACGGCCACGTCTGTTGACCTACGTCGAGTTGGAGACCGACATCAAGGAAGACGACGACGATGACGGTGTCCGTGCCTTGTACGCGAAGGGCGGCAAGAACTTCGAAGCCGCTCAGGGTTCGGGTACGTCGATGGAGGTTGCGATCGCCGAAGCGGTGCGTGCCGCTGGTGAGAAGGCGATCGAGGAAGGTGCGACGTTGGCTGTCCAGTACACCGGCATCGCCAAGCCGACGACGCGCGGCTATCAGGGTGCGAACTTGTTCCGTGCTCAGTACAAGGCCCCGGTGTCGTCCGTGCAAGCCGACGACCTGTTCGGCGACTGACGTGAAGAACGTGACGTGTGAGGGTTGCGGCCACAGCGGCGACCCTGCCAAGGAAGCGTTCTTCCAACTCGTCACGGCCTGGCGTCGGATGTACCCGACAACGCAGGCGCTGCGCGGCCGTCAGGCCGTGCAGCGCTTCGCGTGCAGGTCGTGTGTCGATGGCTTCGAGAAGGCCGGGACTTCATGGCAGCAGCCGTCGTTGTTCGAGGTCGAACCGTGAGCGGGGAAGTGGAACTGCCACGCACGATCTTCCACGACGATCGAGGCGAGTGGAAATATCCACTGATGACCGGAGGAAGCGCTGGCGTCAATAACGCGATGTTCTTCGCTTGCCCCCTGTGCGGTGCTGCCGTGCTCGACATGTACCACGATGCCGGGAACCGAATCCGCCACCACGAATGGCACGAGGCATCGCCATGACGCTCGGGGTCGACGAGTGCTGGTTCCCTGAGCGGGCGGCGATGACCGCCTACACCTATGGCTGTCGGTGTGTGCGCTGCACGGCGCGGCGCAAGCGTTACGACGCCAAGCGTTCTCACAAGCCACGACGCCGGGTTCAACCGAAAGGGGCCTCCGAGCAACCCCGGCGTCAACTTCACAGGGTGCCACGGCAGTCGTACGCCGAGCCGTACATGGGGCCGTGTCGGTGCGAGACCCCGCATCCCGAGTCGCTCGGGGCGTGGGGCGGTCATCAGTGTTCGGTGTGCGGGATGCCGATATGGGTGACGACGTGAGCGAAGCCTGGCGTCTCTACCGTCTCGCCTGCGAGGTTGCCGACGACGAACCGATCGGTGTCACGATCGCCGAGTGGGTGCGCTTCCGGCGATCGTTGCGGATCGGCGGCGTGCCGTCCGGCCGCACCTATGTCGGCTCTCCGATGATCGCCGGTCGCCGCGTGGTGTTGATCCCGAGCGGGTGGGCAGCATGATGAATGATCGTGCCGTCAACTCTCTGGCGACAGCGATGTTCGTGATCGCTGTCGCCGCCGCGATCATCCTGCTGATCATCTACGTCTGATGCGCTTCGGTGAGGATGACCCGGTCTCATGGTGGGTTCCGGTGTTCCTGATCGTGTTGTGGTTGTGCATCTGGCGGGCTGTCATGTGGCTCGCCGGACAGGTGTAGCGTCGGCAGTCCGTCCGGGGATCAACGAAGGCCCGCCCTGTCGAGGGGCGGGCCTTCGTCCATCAACCCATTGATGAAAGGAAGCGTTATGGCGCTGCCAACAACCACCCACCTGCCAAGGAGGAATGACCGTCATGTCGGACGATAGCAGTGACACAGGAAACGT